TCCATCCTCCTGATCTTCCTTTTCTTGTTATTGATGTCTTGGTAAAGCATCTAGGTGGTCCATTCTTTTTCCCTTATCCCAATGTAATGGTTTACCTTTATGATGTTGGTCATTTCCAATCTTGCTCACTCTTGATACCTCCATTAATGCATCAGGAAAGTAATTAAGTACACCTGTCCATACTGGATAATCTTTTCTATTCATATAATCTTATTTGTGATGTATGGTTATTAAATCTTTTCATAGTTGCTTCATAGTATTCTTTGTCTATCTCATAAGCATCTAAATCATATTTTAAATTATGACAAGCTATTGCTATTGAACCTGAACCTAAATGAGTGTCTAATATCTTATCTCCCTCTTTAGCATATTTCATTAAAAGCCATTCATATAATTTTACTGGTTTTTGTGTTGGGTGTATTCTTTTCTCAATGCCTAACTGATAATCATTTTCTCCTTTAGTATTCATTTTACCATTTTGAACATTACCTGACCATTGAAAGTCAAACACTCCAATTCTATTCTGACAATTAGTGGCAGCAATATCAGCATCACTTGCATTTCTTGATTTTAAAAATGGAGTTACAAGTTTATTATGTATGATTCTACCTTGACCAAATTTACCTTGATTATCTCCATAATAATTACAACCCCAAATAATATGCTTTTTGCTTACCCTTATTAGTTCATCAAAGTATTCATCAGGTGGTGATTGATTATTCCATTCTTTCTGCTTATGACCTTTTGTAGTTTTGATTACACCATTACTTTTAAATTTTACTTTATCACTAAATGACAAACCAATACCATAAGGTGGATCAACAATAGCTAAATCATATTGATTGTCTGCCATATCTTTCATAGCTTCCATACAATCTTTGTTATATAAATTTATGCTACTCATAATTCCTCATTCTATTTTTATTCTTTTCTAATGGTCTTAGATTAGTAAAGTGATTTATTAGTTCAAAGTCCTGGACATCATGACATCTAAATAATTCTATCTCATGATCTACTTCCCAATAACTTCCATAATTACTCCAGTTCATATTCTCATCAAACTTACTCTCTAAGTGTTTAGCTAAATACTCTCTTGAACATCCTAGTATTTCACCATAGCTTTTTAATGTAACTATTCCTTTTTTCTTTTTATACTTAGATGCCCTAGATAATACATTCTTATACATTCTGTTTATTGGATTCTTCCTTACTTTCTGTGTAAACTCTCTATTGTATTTTCTAACATGCTCTCTATTATCATTTGTCCACATCTTATTGTATTCTCTTTTACATTTTTTACATCTATTATCATATCCATCTTTGCTGCTAGTCTTTTTGTGAAACTCTGATCTTGGTTTTTCTATTTCACATCTGCAACAAATCTTCATCATCTATCCTGCCTTTCCTGTAAATATAAAAAATAAAAAGTTTATTATCAAGACAATCCAAACAGTACAAAATGGAACTCCATAGCATAAATACCTGAGTATTCTTTGTTGGAACTCTATATCTTTTTTTGTAGTTCTTAAATAATATCTTAAATCTTCTTTTGGTATATAGTGTTTCATAGTTCTATGTTTAAATAATATTGATCTAAATCTGCCTCTTGCATAAACCATTCTTCATATATCTCTAAAGCTCTTTTAACTTTTGCTGCTCCTCTTAAATAAAACTCCTCAGTTACTTGTGCATATCCAATATCAAGTGAGCCTTTGTCTATTATTATGAATCCCATCCTATTAGGTAGAATATCAAATATCTGACAATACAAAAATGCCTGGACATCATATCCATATTTGTCTGCTGAATACTTCCAACCCTCTATTGAGCTTGTAGATTTTAAATCATACATAGTAGAGTTGTTTCCTAATATATCAGCTTTTGCTCTAAATGGGAAACCCATTACATCAGCAACTTCTGCAACTTCAAAATCAGAGTTGTTGAGTTTCTCTAGCACCATCTCATTCCTAAGTAGAGCATCAGCCAATCTTTCAGCATCATGTTTTTCTTTCATAGTAAAGACCTTGCCATGTTCAGCTAAAGCCTCTTTATATTTCTTTGTATTTTTTGATTGCACATCTACAAATATTTGCTCCTCAAATACATGTGGCTCAAGTACACAAGTATGCATAAGCCATCCATCTCTCAGAGCTTGAGAACTTGGAGATCCATATTGCATTATATTCCTATATGTTTTTGGTGATGATAATAGGTTTTTAATTGAACTTGAACTCAAGGCATACTTTCCTAAGTAACCATAGTAAAAGTCATCATCATATGCTTTTTTGACAAGTTCTTCTTTGTCATAAGTTTTGCCATCTAGTAGTGTTATTTTCATTCTTCTAATTTTAATTCTATGTTAGTATATAAAGTGTTGTATGCAACATGGTAATTTTTTGAAACTACCTGAGCATATAAATCTAAACCATTGAAGTGAACCAATATATCTTCATACATGTTTGGTAATGTGAAATGCACAAACATAGCATTTATCTGATCTATATACATTCCTTCAATTTCTTCTTGTGCTGCAAAATAAATACTATCATCTTCTAATAGTAAATCAACTGTCAGCTCAATTCTTTTTGGTCTCTGCTTTTCTTGATCTCTCAACTGCTCTTATTTTATCACTTCTGTACTCATCAATACTTAGCATTAATAAATGCCTATCATTTTGTAATTCATTTACATACAATTCTATATTAAGCATTGCCTCTGTGAACTTTTTTAAGTTATCATTATCAGGCTGTGTTTTTCTCCACTTACTTAGTTGATTGTTTACTAATTCTGAATTAACTAAATACTGTAAGTCTTTTAAGTTGTCTAGCTTTTTGCTGACTAACTCTCTATCAAAGTCCTTTGTTTTAAATGTTGTATTGAAATCTATATTTTTCATAATCTTTAATGTCTTTTTCTTTTACTTTAATAATTACATCTTTATTACCTTCTCTAGTATATAAACAATGATAATCTGATTTATGTTTACATACATCTTTGAATCTTTTAATATACTCAACTAATTCCAATCTATCATAAAAAACATATGTGTTTATGTCAAGATACTCTATCACCATATACTTTGCTTTTCCCATTAAAGAACCTGGACCTCCCCATACATTTGTTTTTTCTAACCATACAGCATCTGTATTCTTATCTCCTTTTAAATCTACTGGTGTAAAAGCTCCTACTATAAAATCAACATGATCATACTTGTCTACATCATAAGATGTTTTTTTTGCACCCAATCCTATTTTGTTCATAAACAATCTGAACCTTTCCTCAGACTCTGATCCCTTCTTCCAGTTTTCTTTATTACTATAACTCTTTGGTCTGAACACCATTTGCATGTACTTTCTTTAAATCATCAATCCACTTATTTATAGTGTCAATCTTTTTTGCACCACCACATCCACATGGTTCATTGTAATGATGTTCAAAATACTTTGCATGTAATTCATAAACTATTTTTAAATCTTCATCAGTAAAACCATCTTCCATTTTTATTAGGAATAAATCAAACTCTGCTGAGTCATACTGATTCATTTGTTGTTGTAGCATTGCTTTATAACTTCTCAATCCCATTTTTTGTAATTTTATATTTATTTAACTTATCTTGCCTTTTATCACAACCACAATCTTCATAACCAAATAATGTAGCTATTTTTTTTGCTATTGTCTTTCCATAACCAAAGGTTATTTTTCTTATTATCTTTTCTACTAAATCTCCTAATTTCATAATCCTATTTTCTTTTTTAATAACTTCTTTACTTTTGTGTATGTGTTATACAAACTAATATATGTTATTGTTGTTTTTCTACTGAGTTCACTAATCTTAGTTCCACTTGCAACAATCTCAAAAACTTTCTGATCATACCAATGTAACTTCTCAAATTCTTGATTAAACTTTTCTTCCATTTGTTTAAACTCAACAGCTTCAACTCCTTCAATATGTTGTAGTACATCTTCATCTACAAACCTTACTTTGTTTTGTTTCTTTTTAAGTTGTAAAAACATTGTATACAATATTTTAAAAATATAATAATAATTAAGGTCATCTTTTCCATATGTTATATCTGTTCCTTTTTCTGTTATGTAATGTAATTTGACATACATTTCCATTACTAAATCTTCTGAATAATATCTATTTAAACCAAAGCTCTTACAGATATTTATCCAAGTATTATGTTTTTGATATGCTTTCTCCAGTATGTTCATTTATTATTTCCATCATATTTTCTCCCTCTATACTATATCCAACATTGTTTATTACTGATCTCATCTTAATAGGTGACTGAAATGTTGTAGGCATTCCTCCAGTAGATGTATCTTTTACTTTTAAAACATGCAATTCTGTTATCATCCAATCAAGAGGATGCTGAACCATTCTGTGAACACTACAGAAAAAATTAGGTCTGTTGCTAAATTTACCACCACCTTCACAATCACTAAATTTTGGACAAACTGGATAACCACTATATTCATGATGAGCAGGATGTACCTTTCTTAATGCCTCAGTAACTGCATGAGTAGTTAGCCACAATGCTACTTTATGTTTATGACAAAACAATCTAAATTCAGAACAAACAGTATAATCATATTCATGACCACCTACACTTCTAAATAATTCTCTGTCTTTTGCTAATGAATTGTATGGATCAATTAAGAATCCATTATAGTCCCAACTTTTTTTTATTGATGAACCTAAATCTAAAAGTGTTTTATAGGTTTGTATGTCATCAATAGCTATAAATTTAAAATGTGAGTCCACCCACTTACTTGCCTTTTCCAATTCATCTTCATCAATTTTGTTAATGGGCAGACCACATTTAAACTCAATAATTCTCTTTATATTACTGTAGACTTCATTCTCACTACTGTAACACAGCCATCTAAGTCCATGTCTGTAGGAGTAGAGGAACATTAAATAAAAACAAAAATGAGTTTTACCAACATTACTGTGTCCTAAGAAAACACCAAACTCCTCTTTAAATCTAAAATAAGTGTCAAATGATTTTATACCTAGAGCTAACCCCTCTTTGATTTCTCCATTCCTAATTTTGTGGATATAATCAAGTTGGGATTGCATGTCTAGTATCATAGTGTATTTATTTTAAAATGGAACTTCATCAAGTTCTCTGTCAGGATTGTGATCAGTTGTTGTAACTTTTTTCTCAGGTATAAATTCTGAAAATGGAATGTACAATTTACCATTCTTACTTTTTAAAACATCCATATTAAGATAGCCATTATTCTTTCTGCTAAAATCTTTAACATATGGATCATCTAGAAATTGTGTAAATCTATCTACACTCAATCTCATTTTACATATTACAAAGTCTTTAGGAGATTCCTCCACATAGACTCCTGCAACAAAATCAGGTTTACTCATATTATTTAGGTTTAGTTATTAATTCTTTATATATAACATTAGCAGCAGTAACACATTGGTTTAGCATAAGCATTTGCCTATTTGAAAATACTGGTCCAGTCATACTTTGTTTATCATTAAAAGTTACAGAATCAAAGTCTGTGTACTTTTGAAATTCAGGAGAGCATACTATTGCTGCTACATTATTCCATCCAACAGATCTAGAAATAGATTCTTGTTGTGTCATTTCAGCTGTAGTAGCTGAGGTTTTATTGCTAGTTGTTTTAGCCATTTGATTATAATTTTGATTATTTTCTTCTCTTACTATTTTAGCAAATGATTGCCCTTCCTTTTTATAGGAGTATCTAACCTCATCACCTTGATTGAAAGAATCAATAGTCTTTTTTGACTTAGCTAGAAATTCAGGTTTTTCACCATTGTTTAAATGTAGTTTATATTTTAAAAAGGTTTGCTGTCCATTTGACCACTCACCTTGTTCTTCTACAAACTGGATTGTACTTACTTTAATATTTGTGGATTCCATTATATGTATAGTTAGGATTTATGTTTTTTTTTACAAACTCATCTTTGAGTTCTTCTCTAGCTTTATATTGTGCTAGTTCCATCCTTAAAGCTCTAATCTGATTTGACAGATCATTAACTTCTACTCTAAGTGTATTGATGGTTTCTTCTTGATAGTTTATTAGACTATCTTTTGCAGTAGGTTCTTCACCTTTTTTTACAATTGACATAATTAAGTTATTTTTTTCTACAGCTAATATACAATAAATTATATAATATATTATAGATTTTTTAATAAAGTTTTAAAATGTTCTATCATTTCTTCTAAATCTAAAATAGAGTATTTAGTTGTTTGCCTTGATTTCTGTAGTAGTTCACTAGACTTATCTGTATTATATTTTTCATTTAAAAATAATGCAAATTTATATTGCTCACCTGATCTAAATGTGTTGCAGGAACTGCACTGGGCAGATACATTTTCTTCATCCCACCTTGTAGACATATGCCTTCTACTCATAAAATGACCACAATGAATTTGTTTAATAGGAAGTTTTTTTCCACAAGTACAGCATGTACAAATGCCTTTCTTATCAGCATCTCTATTTCTAATATATAGACTAAATATCTGATCTAACTTCCTTACTAATGTTTTTCTTTTTGGTTTCTTTGCCATTTGGTTAAGGTACAAAAAAAAGGAGAGAGCTAAAGACAACCCCCTCCTCTATCTAGAAATCACCTAGAAACAAAACATAATTATTATCAATTTAATCTTGATATTCTTTTCAAAAGTTCAACATTAGTTACTGTATCTTCTAAAGTTTCACCTTGTATATCAGAAATGTATTTTTGTAAATAATTATCCTGATAAGTACCTTGAACAACTCTTATTACAGCATCACCATAAATCCATGTAATGTTATTATCCTCTAACCATCCTTTGTGCATAGTTTGCAAGTAAGCTGTTGCAGTAGAATTTAAAGTTGTAACTTCAGCATCCTGATCTACATGTAAACATGTAAAAAGAATACTAACTACCTCCCCATTCCAATCACCTGAAATGCCTCTTTTATGCAAAACCTTTGCACCTATTTCCTCTGATAAAACACTATCTTGAAGATCCTCTTGGGATGGATCACAAGTAAACAAGTCTTTGTTCCAATATTGAACTGGAGTTACACCTCCTTGAGATGAAAAGTGATAGTAACCATATATTAATGGTAATTTAGTAGTTTCTGAATTATTATTATTATTTGTATTGAAGATTGAAAAATTTAAGTTAAATATTTAGTTTGTTAAATTAATAACATGACAATATTACAAACTTATTTACAAACTACCAAATGTTTTTAACAAAAATATTATAATACTTTATATTTAATGTATTATATATATGATATATTAATATGATAAGTATATTATAATAAAAGTATATATTAATTATATATATATACTAGAGATAAGGAAAAGGTAGACTATTCATGTCAAATAAATGTTTCTTTTTTTTATGACTACCATCACAATAACCATTAGGATCTTTAGATTGACCACATTGACATTTTACTTTCTTAGTTTCTTCTTTCATTACAGTTTATTTATCTTCTCAAAACTTCTACCACCAAAATAAGCACCAAATATTAAAAGTAATATCTGATTTATATTATCAAGCTCATAATCCATAAAGAAACCTACACCATACACTATACTAAAAAATACTAGTGTCATAGGTCTTATGTTTTTTGAAAGCCAACTATCTGATAGGTTATCTGATTCCCATCTTCTTGTTACAGCATCCATTTCTTCAAGATCAAATCTGAGCATCTCTAATGCAACATCTTTATCCTTTTGAGCTAGTGTATCATCTTTAACAATTAGCTGCTTCAGTACACCTAGAAATCCCTTTGATGGGATTGTATCAGCTACTGTTTGAAACACCCCTGACTTTCCCAGTAGAAACTGACCTAGTTTTGTTTCCTTGAACTTCTTTTTGTTTTTCTTTTCTTGGCTCATAATGCTTATAACTTATTAGTCCAGTTAATTCATTTGTGTAACTCTCTAGAACTTGTTTTCTATTCTTACCTTCTCTATATGATACATGAACCCATTTTGGAGAACTCTCACCAAACTCCCATATCAATGTATCAAAGTCTAAATTGTCTTTAACATAATCAAATACTTCTTTGTTAGAAATAGATGTATGGTCCATGTCAATATCTATTGCTTGTCCAGTCATATGTAAACTGGTCTTACTTGCATATTTTAAAGCTCTGTTAAGCCTTTCTGATCTATACATGCTAGAAACATATACTGGTTTATCAAAATGGTCTCTAATAGGCTGAAATAGCTTCTCTGCTGTTATCTTTAAGTTCTCTAAATGTTCTTTTGTAGGTTTGTTGTCTATTCCTACTCTTTTTGCAGTCTCTGATCTTACTGCTTCAGCTAGTGTTAAATTCTTACTTAATTTCATCTATTACATTTTAATCTTACTAAGCCACTTATTCCATGCAG